ATATTGATCCAGTTGTTCTGGTGTCAGCATCAGCTACCTCCAAACCCCATAAGCTCATCATCTGACAGATCAGATGCTACCATTTTCTTAGCTTCCTCTTCAGATTCGCCATACCACTTGGTTCTATATTCCCATTTCATCATCAGTCCGTCACGTACTTCCTGCTGATCTCTTAGCCTTTCAGATTCTTTGTCGATAATGAAGCTGTCATCAAATATGATGTTGACTTCCGCATCAGGATTTACCGGTTGTCCAATTATCTCTTTACCAATCCACAACACAGCCTTGATCAGGGTTTGCAGAGCCTGTTCAATGATAATGCAATGCTTGCTTGCATTTTGGACTAGCTCCTGCTTATCCCCTGAATACTGGGTAGCTGTCACGATACTGCCAGCATTGAACTGATAATGCTTTGTGCCAAGACCACATTTAAAGCTGAGATAATCAAGCTGGCCCTGGATGCCGTCTTTATTCTCCTGTACCCTCAATAGGGGGTTGTACTCGTATATCAGCTTATCCTTATCCAGCACCTCATCACCAAACTGGACAAAGAGCTGCTGAGCCACATCATCAGGCGTTATCAAAAATCCTTCAGAATCTCTCTTGGTCAAGCTATCATTCATGAAGACCTTCTTGCCGCCAAGCTTGAAATCTCTACAGAAATTATTGAACGCCAGGTCAACGCCCTTAAGGTTGTCAATGGCATCCGCAAACACACTGATTCCCAAACCTACGCTTTCGTCAATGTTATTCACTATATTTGGTGTTATCACCGTAAACATAGGGATATCCGTTCCTGTGCTGTATGAGGGAACGATGCCGGGAGGAAGCGCCACTTGTTTGAGCACACCTTCATCATTCTCAAGATAGATGTTGGTAATCTGATAGCCTGAGGTTTCCTTGATGTGGGTTTCCAGGTAGATATATGTCTTTCCTTTGACCAGAACCTCACTGACAAAGGCCACGTCTATAATGGTCCCTTGAAGGACAGTCAGAGGAATAATGTTCTGGGCTGACAGGTATTCAAACACAATCTTGGTCTCGGAATCTTTCATGACATCATCATTGCTGACAGACATGCCGATCATACGAAGGACAATCGCCCCAGTTCCTGAATAAAATGCTTTTTCAACCAGTGCATTCGATTTCTGCCAAAACTGATTCTCACCCAACACCCCTCCCATCTGGTTATCACCCTGCAGAAATAGGTTGCTCGCTTTATCCTCGACGATAATCTCAGTCCTTTCGTTCAGCAAAAGGGATGCCCAGTCTTCACAAACCTTCTTGCCCATCTTGAGCGTGTACATATCCCTTTCAATGATCTTTGTTCCGGATACCTCCCTGAAATGATGAAATGGCTTGTAATACCCTTTCCACCACTGAGCCCATTCCTTTATGTACTGATAGTAGGCACTGGAAACATTATATCCATGTGTGTTGTTCAAATACTCAATAACCTGTTTTATCTCCAAAATATCACCTCGGCACTAATTTATTTATGAATCTTTCCCAGCTGTATTCAAAGGCATCCAATATATCGATGTCAGTTGTGAAATCATCAAGTCTGACGTCTTTGCCCTTCTCTGCTGCCTTAGCATCCCACAAAGCAGTCTGCAAACCATCTATGACAAGCTTGCACCTCTTATGAATAAACAATCTGTTCACATTGAGCAATGTATTGGCACAGTAGATTCTTTGCACAATCTCATTCTTCGCTGAATCACCTATCTTGATAGTCAGTCCTGCTTTCAAACAGGCTTTTTTCAGTCCATTGATCAGATACTGCGCTTCACTATCTGCAAATCCGTATTGAATATAGACACTGGGATATAAGCTCTGCAAATCTTTAATAAACGCAATGAACTCCGCATTGACCCTTTCACTGTCGATATCGCCTTTGCTGCCAGTTATGTGATGGTCTTTCAGCACCGTCAACTTCTTGAAGTTTCTGTGTATAGCTGTGGCTACAAAAGTAGTCAAGGATCTGTTGCCACCAAAGTCAACCCCTATGGTTATAAAGTCAATGTCCTTTTCTGCCTCATCAACAATCCATTTTTCAGGGTTATTTGCAAACTGGGCATAAATGACACCTTCAGCTGCTATCCATAAGCCTAAAATAAAACGTTTGAAGAAGACACCTGTGTACATGTTGCGGTATCGTTCTTTTATTTTTTCCGACAAAGACAGGTTGTCATCCATCGTGAAATGAAGATACAGCAGATTCTTCTCTGCTGCTTTTTCAATCCAGTTTATATAGAACCAATGCTTGGGGTTATTCGGGTTGCAGTTAAAAAAGAACTTGGACCCTTCAACAGAACATCTGCCTGTAGCCTGATTAACAAAGCTTTCAGGCATCAGGGCAACCTCATCGAAGAATACCCCGGCTAGTGTTAAGCCCTGGATAAGGTCCTGTGACCGCTCATCCTTGCCACCAAACACATAGAAATAGTTGGTTGTGTTCCCTCTGCTGATGATCACCAGGTTGTCAGCCCTGCTGTCCTTGACCTTATATCCTCTTGACCAGAGCATCAGCTTTAGCCAAAACAAAACATTTCTTCTGAAAGATCCTATGGTCTTTCCACACATGGCAAAGTTTTGAAGATTGAAAGTCTCCATGCCATACAGCACAAAAGACAAGGACATTGATAAGGTTTTTCCGGATCTGATAGCACCATCAGCTATTAGGCCATCCTTATCACTGACCGGTGAGTTAGGCATCCACCAGGTCAACACCTTTAGCTGCTTGTTAGAAAACGGTTTGAATTTAAATACAGCTTTTCTTATTCTTGCCATATCTCATCAACCTTTCCCTGCAAGGCTTCAATGAAACCATCGTTTTCTGTGACACCCTCTTCTATCTCAGATATCTTGGAAATTTCAGCTTTCAGCTTACTAATCCTTGCTCTTGTCTCCTCATCCACAAGGCCATACCTATCTAGCTCCATGAAGTTCTTGATCATCTGGTTAAAGGTCGTCATGGACCTCGCTATTGAATTGAGTGCCGCATTTTGTTTGTCCCAGGCAAACTGTATATTATATTCCTCTTCCCACCCGCTGCTCTTCTCACCATCCATTCTCTTTTCTCGCTTGAGTTCTTTGGTCATGTCGTCAATGTCTTTGACGTAGATCTTCTTCTGGGCGGCGACGATATTGGCATATAGGATATATATCTGATCAACCAGCATGTCCACCGGGGATCTCTCTTGGAGCTCCTCAACGATATCATTCAACTCAGATGGTAAATATCTGGAAAACAGGCCATGTTTTCTGGCATTTTGATTCTGTAAAGGTGCTCCATGACCGGCTGAATTTTGATTGCCAAAAGGTGCACCCTTTTTTGATTTAGAATGCACCCCATCGTGCACCCCTTGCGATGAAAAAGTGCACCCTTTTTTGCTTTGGGGTGCACTCTGTTTTGAAGTGATCTTGTTCAGCTTCTTCCGGACGTCCTTCTTTTCATCAGCCCAGTTGTATCGTTTTATCCATGACTTCAGTGTGTTTAGCTTCAGATCATACTTGTCAGCTATATCTTCAAGCTTCAATCCCTTAAGATAGTCTATCTTTGCTTTTGTTTTCAAATCCTCACTCAAGTCACCACCTGCTTAATCCTTAATTATACCCACCCCTAACCCAACAGCCGGTTACAACAGCTGCATAACACAATTAATCTTCGGAGGAAAGACAAACGAAAAAGCAGCCCCTGAACGGACTGCTCCCACATTTTAATTGTATCACAGGTTATTCGGAAATAAAAGGACATAAAAGTGACACGTTTTTCACTCTTTAATTTGTTCAATCTTAGTAATTGCAATGTCTCCATACAAACTTACCGCTATTTTATTCAAAGCAAAGCTTTTTAACCTTTTGCAATGTCTTTCAGAGACTTTAATGTCATACGCTATACAATACCAAGGCTGGCTTCTAAAATACCTTTCCTCGATGATCTTCTTCTCAAGACTTGTCAACTCCTTGATTGCCCGGTCTATCCGGCTGATCTTCTTCTGAGTGCTATGGATCCGTCTTGTGAGTTCTTGTTCACTCAATGCATTATCTATGGCCACATCGCCTAAAATATTGCTGATCCTGTATGTTTTTGATGTTCTGATGCCATCATATGACATTGCACCTACTCCGTCTTTGTGATTGTCTTTCATGAATTCAAGCTCCTCCTTCATAGACAATATACTTAACCTGAAGCTGTTATAGTTGTATAACAGTGCCTCTGTTGACTTGTAATAGTTCTCCAATACCTTTATCTTCATGCAATACCTCCCTAAAGAAAAGCCCAGGAATTATTCTTCCTGGACTTCTTGAGCCTCTCTGCCATATTTGTTTAGTTTCTTGCATCTGGTGCACAATAGTTCTATATAGCCTATCTCCTGATCGGTATCCACCTTCCCAAGCAGCTTATTGCAATTCTTGCATCTCAGTTCCTGCATCATACCCTCCCTCGCGGTCACTCCGACCTATTCCCATCAATGATAAAGCTTTTGATGCCGGCAATCTTTTAACGATGGAGATCACCAGTGCATACCAGTTATCCGTATAGGTCATGATCTTCTCAAGCTCTGTCATGGCCTACTCCAGTTCTTCCCGGGTGAAGCACTCCGCTATACCCAAAAGCCAATAGAGCTTATACATGCCAAAATCTGTGATGTCTGTTATTTCCCTGGTGACCAGCTGTCCTTGATAATTTACCGTTGCTATACTGCCTATGTGCATTAGTTAACCTCCTGACATTCCGGACATACATCAACCAATTGGCCATTGATCATCAGGGCCTCATATCCTTCCGACCCGCGACCGTCTACTGCGCCCTGAAAGGTTTCAAATGTAGCATCCATTTCATTTGTGCAGACATCACAGGCAATGATGTATTTGCCATATTCTTTATCTATCATACCAACACCGCCGAGACCCTTTTTTCTACTTCTTGAGCCAGAGTATCTTTTATGCTTTTACTTAGGTCGTCCCACTTCATTGGCTTGTCGAGCATATAATCATAAACCATCACATTCAATCTAATGCCGAATATATCATCATTACCTCTTACCTTTATTGCATCCGCATAATACAATTTGATCTCATACTCTCTGTTTTCTGCTTTAACAATCATCATCCTACTCTCCTCTTCAATTATTCACCAAATCTTCAACACTATAGTTATACCTTGTCTTCCAATATCCTTCCTGCACCTTCTTATTGATATGCAGCATAACCATTGCCTTTTTATGGTTTTCATTTACAAAGTGTCTGATCTCTTCGTTAGTTTTAGCGATATAATAACCGCTGTTTTTAGAATTGCTACACACTGGTACACCATCTTTTCTAAGTGCCGCTATGCAATTTCTCAATGCTCTGTCACTAACTCCAATCTCCTTCCTTAGCCTTTCCCTGGACTTTGAATTATCCTCACCTTGCAGCAATGACTCACATAGCATTAATTTCAATCTATTCATGACTCTACCTCCCAGTTCCATAATCCCTGTTTCCCGATTGCCTTAATTGGTTGTTCAAGCATTATCACATTTGCTAATTCCCATGCGTATCTTCCATGCCTCCAATCCCCAAACAGGATCTCTTGTTTAGTTGGTGTTATTTCCATTTGCTTATTTCTATCTATCTTCCAGCAATTAACCAACTCAGCAGTAGCTATAATGCATCCGTGTGGCAAGTTGTTAAGGCTAGATGTATGCGATAAGCCTAATGCATCTTTAAAGGGATAAAGCTCTATAGGAAAGAAAGAATTTGTATCAAACTGTTTTTTCGCTGAGTGAATAGCTATCGGTCCTCTATATTTAGTCTCCCAGCTTCTAGTCTCATATCTTTTCGCCCCTACTGCTATTAAACTTGCCCACGGTTGCCAGATTGTTATTGCTTTCATAACTCCACCTCTCTAAGCATAGCCTTAAATTTCTGACGGGTATTTGTCCATTCTCGATTGTGCCAAAGCCACTTCATGCAGCGATAATAATATCGTAATTTCTTCATTAGCTCCCCACCTTTGATTGTTTTGAACATTCGTTCATCTCCCAAACCTCGACAACGACATCTCTTCCGGAGTGAAATCGCTGTCGAATCTCTTTAACGTGCTTACGATCATCATCCTCAATCAGGTAACCCTTAAGTGCATCAATGATCATTTTGGTCAAATAACCATGATTGTCACAATCAAGCTTCGAATTGTAACTGATGCAAATTCCGACTGGATTAACAAATAAACACCTAGGTATTTTCTGCTGCTTTAGGGAATAAAATACAAGCTCATGAATCTCTTCAGCAACCTTTTTTCTGTTATTCCAATGGGTACCTGAATAAATTTTATTTAATCCATATTGTGCATTGACCTTCAGAGGC